AAACTCATAACCCTGCGGCCATTGGCAAACAGGCACAAAAAAGGGGCCCCTTGCGGAGCCCCCGTTTTCGATGTCAGGCCGCTTAGGCAGCGGTGACGTAGCGGACGGCCGAGGTGCCGCGGCCCTTATTGGCGCCGATGAGGATTTGCGCGATGCAACGGATGTTGCCCGTTTCAGCCTGACCGACGAGCACCTGGACGGAGAGACCAGACTCGGCGGTGGCGACGCTGGCGTTGAAGCCGGCGATTTCAGCCATCGGCACCCCAGTCGCGACGAGCAGGGAATCCGGGCCCATAGCCACGCCCGCGAGATTCTCGACGTTCGGGATCTGGTTCCACTGGTAGATGTCCATGCCGGCGACCTGACCGACGTTGCCGGTGGTGACAACGGTGTTAGCGCTCGGGTTGAGGGAGCTGACGAGGGAGGCCGAGTTGCGGAGGGCCTTCAGGTAGCCGTTGCCGACGAGGAAGGAACGAGGCTGGCCAGCCTTGGCGGAGTCGAGGAGGAACTGAGCGTTCACCACGTCATCATAGCCGAAGTCATTGACGGTAACGATTTCTTCCGTGGCGAAGTTGGCGGTCGTGAAGACGGCGCCGATTTCTTCCCAGCACTTGTCGACGATGGCCTGAGCGGCGGTCTTCGCGTAAGCGTTGATGAGGTACTGCATGCCGAACTCCTGGATGTCCAGGGGGCTGAACTCGTCGACGTACTTGAAGTGCTTGAGGGTGACCGAGGAGTTGGTCATCGTGGCGCCGTCAACATCCGCGAGGGTGTTGGTGGCCTTGTTGAATTCCGAGGCCGTGCCCGAACCCATGATCGGGACGAAAACGGTTTTGCCCGCGCGGCCGACAGAGGCCGAGAGGTTGACGGAGATGTTGTTGAGGATGGGGAGCTTGCCGGCGACGGTCTGGACGATGTAGTCAGACAGGATAGCCGGAGCGGTAGGGAGGACGGTAGCCATAGTAGTGTGTTAGGGAGTGAGGGTTAGAGGGAAATGAGAGCGGCCTTGTGCGCGTTGAAGAACGCGATGCGGGCCTGACCAGGAGGGAGAGCGAGATAAGCAGCCTTGATGTCGGCGTTGCTCATCTTGACCGGGGAGTCGCCCTTCGGAAGTTCGACAGGCTCGGTGCCGAAGGAGGCGACGATCTTCGCGGCTTCCTTCGAGGCGGTGGCCTTCGAGCCTTCAAGCTCGGCGACCTTGGCCTTCAGCTCGGAGGCTTCCTTTGCGGAGGCTTCGAGGGCGGCGGTCAGTTCGGCGACCTTGGAGGACGACGCGGCGGCTTCCACCTTGAGGGACTCCAGTTCGGCAGAGGCGCCGACGGTCATCTTCTCGACGGTGGTGCGGAGGTCGTCGCGTTCAGCGGTAAGGCCCGCAAGCGAGGCGGCGGCCTGGACGAGTTGCTCTTCGATGGTCATGCTAGTCCTGCGGAAATTGGCAACCTTGGCCGAGGGGACGACGGCCTCTTCGACCTCGTCTTCGACTTCCTCTTCGGACTCTTCGACAACCTCGGGGACATCCTCGGGGGCCATGACTTCGACGCCCAGGGCGGCCACGGCCTCGCGGCTGTCGGCCCGGTTGTCGATAAACAGGTCGACGCGCTCGCCTTTGTCCAGGCGCTCCTTGATGACGCGGGCCTTGAAGACCGGCGCCTCTTCGGAGCCGTCATTCATGATCAGCTCCTGATACTCGAGGCCAGTGGCGGCGAGGTCGGCCACGGTCTTCTCGCGGTCGGACTCGGGGCGGTTGGTCAGGATGACCACCTCTTCGGCGGCCTCGTCGATGTAGTCGATGACGCGCTCGACGGGCTGGCCGTCTTTCAGGATCGTGTCGTCGATGTCAGTGAAGATGCGGGGCATAGGTTTAGAAAGATGCAAGGGCCTTGGAGAAGGAGTCGGCGAGGCCAGTGACTAGGCCCTGGGCGGCGGCTTGCTTACCGGAGAAGACCTGACCGCGAAGGGCGGAGTCGGCGACCATCTTGCGCTTGGCACGGATGGCGGCCTTGAAGTCTTCATGGATGCCGTCGACCGAAGCCTGGAGGTCGGCCATCTGCTCGTCAGAGAGGGACGTGCCCTCGATGCCGGCGCCCTTGAGGGGAGACCCGGAGGACTTGATGACGACCATACGCACGCCCTGGGACTCGTAGAGCTTGGACATGTCAGGGATGGCCATGTAGACCCCTACGGAGCCCACGGTCGCCGAGGGACTGGCCACGACTCGGTCTGCCTGAGAGCCGAGCCAGTAAGCAGCCGAGGCCATCTCGCTATCGGTATAGGCCATGGTCGGCTTGCCCACGTCGCGGATCTTGTTGGCGAGCTCCTCGACGCCGGTGACCGTGCCGCCAGGGGAAGAGATATTGAAGGCAATCTTCTCGACCGCGGGGTCGGCAGCCATCGCGTCGAGCGTGGCCGAGATTTCGTTGACGTCCGTCACGCCCATCATGCGCTCGAGAGGGCTGACGCCCTTGGAGATCAGGCCGACGATAGGGATGACGCCCACGCCGTTCTGGATATACGGCGCAGGGGCCACGCCGAAGATCTGGGCGAGCATGTCGGAGAAGCCGAACTTGTCGGCCATGACCGCGAAGTCTTGGGCCTTGGACGGGTCGATGAGCATCGGCTCACGGCCCTTGAGTGCATGGGAGAGGAAGCGGGTCATAATCAATTAAGGCTGGGGAGGCTTAGGGGGCGGAGGGACTTCGAGGTTTCCGGCAACTTCGGTCGGCAACTGACTGCTGGCCTGACCTTGCTGGAGCCAGTTGAAGCCGGGCTTGTAAAGCATCCAGAACGGGATATTCACGCGCTGGGCTTCGGATACGATGTAAGCCATATCATCGGCACGGCGTGCGACCTCGGTACGGAAGTCGAGACCACGCAGACTGAAGTCTTCGCTTAAGGATGTGCGACCCATCTCTAGGTCAGCCCGGTCACTCGACGACTCACGACCAGCATCCACGGTGACAGACTTCGGGGTCGTCCAGGAAGCAGACCACCAGCGGGGGTCGTCAGGGATCTCGCCCTTGGCGATGCCGTCTGCGATGATATATTCCCAAGTAGGCTGACAGAAAGACTCAACCATCACATTGGCGTACTTGCCAAAGACTCGGGCTGCCTTGGCAGTGACCAGGCGAACACCGGCGCCGCCGGCGGTGGTCACGTCCTTCACGAACTCGTAAGGAAGGATTGAGCAGATGTCCTTCTCCAGCGCCGCGAGGAAGCCGACAAACGTGCTGTTCGGGCGCTTGCTCTCGAAGGACTCGAAAGAGTCCGAGGCCTCCATGACGATTGCCTTGCCGCCCATCTGGCTTGCGATGATCTCAGCGGAGTTATGGTTCGACGAGATCTCGGAGGCCGCGTCGTCGTCGAGGAAGCCAGAGCCCTTCTTGATGACTCGGGTCACGTCGCCGTTATCCTTTACGGCCCGACGCTCGAGCTCGAGGATTTCCTTCACGTCCTGGATGCTGTTGAGCGAAGACTGAAGCACGGGTACGCCGCGAGAACCCGAGGCCGTCTCCATGTCCATGATGTGCATGACGGACTGAGCCTCGACCTTGCGGGATGATCCGTCGGCTTGATAGACAGAGTAGTAAATCGGCTCGTTATACTTGCCGAAGCCGATGCCGTCCCAGCAATCCGAAGGGGTGTCGGCGTCCGTAGGGTCTCCCACTCGGTGGGCCTCGATGATTTGGATTTGGGCCCGGTCTCCATTGACGACCTTAATCGCAAAAGCGTCGCCGTCGCGGATGAGCGCACGGATGAGGATGCTCTGGCATTGATAGAAAGACTTGCCGGAGACGTCGATGCGCTTGGCCTCGCGGGCGAAGTATTCTTCATACAGGCGAGCCGTCTCAGGATTCTCCGCATGGGACTGCGGCTTGATGCCGTCGCCGACGACGTAGATGCACAGGTCGTTCAGGATCTGGCGGAAGAGCGCGGATTCACGCTCGGCCCAGCGGCACTTCTTGACCATCTCGTTGCGATCCCAGGGCGAGAGGTCGCGGCGCATGTCGTCCGGCTGCGGAGCGTAGATGACGCGGCGGGCGTAGGTCTGGACGGTGCTGCCCCACTGGTTGCCGCTGTATTGATTGTTGAACGTGGCCCCACTCGACGCGGCCTGAGGCGCGGTCGTCGGCTTCTTCCTCGCGGAAGACTTGGCGGGCTTCTGGTCTTTCTTGCGGGGGGCCATAGATTATTCGTATCGGTTATCCCATCGGGTGTAAACCATCGTCGAGCGTCGACCATACTTGCCCGGGTCTAGACGGCTCAGGGCGAACATCGCTTCGTTAAGCATCTCCTTCGGAGGCAGGGCGAACTGCTTCGTCGCCGAAGAGCCGGAGTCGGAGTAGGACATCAGGGTCTTTCCGTCCATGATGAGCTGGAGAGCCTTCGACTTTAGGTCGAGCAACTCGCATTCCGTTAGACCGATGAAGATGCCTTGGCTCATTCTAGTCCTGCGTTAATTGGCAACGGAGGGGCGGCGACGCCCATATCCACGCCACGAGCTCTTCTTCCCGCAACTATCGGCGCCGCCGCTTACATGAAGTCTCCCCAGGTTCACGCGGAAGGCAAGTCGGTTTCGGTTGTTTCCTTCCCGACGATGCCCCAACGGACGGCGGCCAGGAGGCCAAGAAGTTCGCAGTCGAAAGCATGGTTATCCTTTTTGCCCTGAGGGAGCAGCCACTGGGGCTTCCCCGTGCGCCTGTCCTTCACGCGGACTTCGGCATTCATCTGGTCGACGTAGTCCTGGCCGGCGTCGAGCGAATAGGTGAATACTTTCCGAGAGCGGAGGCCGTGCAGGAGGTCTTTGCCGGCGAGGTTCGACCACACGATCAGGACGGCCCGCGCCTGAAGACCGGGCACCATGATGGCCTGTTTGTCGGAGTAGAATCGGCGGGTGGTCTTCCCGTCTTTAGTCGTGACCGAGAAGTCTTCGTTGCCCGACCCCTTCGCACACTTCCAGCCGCGGGCCGCGGTCTGCCGATATACGTCCGTAGCCTGGTCGCCGGAGTCGACCATGACCATTGCCTGATGCACGCCGTGCTTTTTGACGAAGGCCTCGAGGTCGTTCCATGTGTCAATCTTAGCGAAGGCCTTGAGCCGGCTATGCCCGGTGCGACTCCACCGGCGGATGGCACAATAAAAGAAACCTCGCTGAACGTCGATGCCGGCCGTGCGGAACGGGAACGAGCCTTCGGGTGCTCCCTCGCGGTCGACGACCCTGCCCTTCGGCGTGATCACTGACTCCCCTTCCCAGTCGTCGGTCATGTTGTAGTTAGCGGCCTGGGCGATGTTCACGATCTCCCCGCCCTCTTCGGCCCAGCTGAGAGCCAGACGCTTCTGCTTGAATTGGCGACGACCGTCCTCGTCTCCGTAGATGTCCGCGGCCTCCTTCGCCTTGATCATCATCACGGCCAGCTCGCCCCAGCTCATCGTCGCAAGGCTGTTCCAGTGTAGGCCGATATGCCCGGAGTTAGCGGCCGAGGCCGTAGCCACAAAGGCGCCGCGTCGGTTGGCCTCGAGGCGCGTGGCGTTGTTGTCGGGCAGTCGCTCCTGGCAGCCGGCGCATTCGTACGTCGTGCCCGTGCTGACCTTCTGCAAATCCCATGTGCCGGTCTGCTTCGCCTCGTCCGGGAACCTGACCTGTTCCCAGACCCATGGCTGGAGCGTGTCACATCGGACACACCGAAAGTTCCAGTCACGTTGATCGGTGGACTCGTGCAGCTGATGGAACTCCTGCCCTGCCCGTCCGCCCTGGGACATGAAGATGCGTTTGCCCATCCAGCCGAACGCCGTCACGCGTGCGCTCAGTTCCGCAAGGTGCCCGGCCGGTGCCATCCAACATTCGTCTGCGATGGTATAACGCAGTGACAGGCGTTGGAGGTTGGACTCATTCCACAGGCCGCGGCAGTAGAGCGTCATGCGGTCGAAGTCCGTCGTCGTCGAGCGATCCATGTCGTCGACCGAGATGCGGGCCTTCACCGGCGGGCAGTTGTTCCAGACGGGCCGCATGTAGCGAAGGGCGAAGTCCTTAGATTCCGCATCCGTGCTTTGGAATACCGCGGTCGGGCCTGGGGCGTTCGCGATGATGTGACAAGTAAACAGGCGGGCGAAGAGGGACTTGCCCGACTGGATGCTGGCAAGGACGGTGAGCATCCGCGTCTCGGGGTCGGCGGCGATGCGCAAGGCCTCGGCGATCCACGGCGTGCGCTCCGAGCGGAACGGCCCTGGCATCGGCGAGTCGGGGATGGCGAGCACGTTCTCCTCCAGCCACTCGACCACGTCGCCGGAGTCGGACGGCCGAAGCACGTCACGGCCTACGCGGAGTAGGTCGGACTTATTCATAGAGCCCTGCCTCCTTGAGCAGACGATACAGCTCGTCGGACAACTCCGACCACTTCCTCGGCTTGCGCTTGAACGGACGCGACGGCTTCGGCATCGGCTTGCGCCTGGGCTTGCGCTTACGCTTCGTCATTGGCGGAGAGGTCGGCCTTCGTCTTGCGTACCCAAGTCTCGAGCGCTTTCACGGCCTTCGCCGGGTTCTCGGGGTTGCACCCTTCGGCCACGTCGAGGGCCAGCTTGTCGAGGCGGTTGACGACCTCGCCCATCAGCTGACGCATGGCCTCCGTCGCTTCCTTCGCGGCGATGTACTCCTTAGCCAGGATGAGCCGACGCTCCTGCTCTTCCTCGAGGGCGACGAGGGTCTTGAGGCTCTGGTTGTATGCGGTTTGATACTTCCCCTGGTTCGGGTCTCCGCCCTCCATCGACGCAAGCCACACGCCGCGGGCCCGACCGACGAGCGCCCGGTGTTCCGCGATCGTGTCGGAGAGCGTTCCGTCGTCGAGCTGCGCCGGCGCGGCCTTCGGCGCCTTCGCTTTGCGCTGCTCCTCGCGAGCGGCTCGCCATGCCAGGGCGGCTTCGATGCTGTCAGTGGGAAGGCCTTCGCGTTTGAGCACGCTCACGCGCTGCGGCGTGATGTTCAACGCCGTGCCGATCTCGAGGTTGCTGAGTTTACGCGTCATGGCCGAGTGCTGGAGTTCCCCCGTTTGCTGTTTTGGTCAAAACCTTCGTTTCCCCTCGTAAAAAAGAGGGGCAGGTGACGTCCAACGCGGCGGAAAACCGCCCAAAAGAGATTCCTTAG